CCAACAATTAGAAAGGAATATTGTTACAGGTGCGACAATAGGCTAAATGCAAATTTTAAAATTTAATACGTTATATAGATATGAGAATAGTAGAATTAATACTTGACGAAGAAATGGAAGATTCAGGCGTTGAAGCAATTTCAATCGTAGAATCACCTGCAATAGAATCTGATTTTGTTGCTTTAAATAATCAGGAAATAAAACTAGCTGAAATAAGCAAGGAAAAGAAAATTTTAATGGGTGCTTTGTTAATACCAAATAAACCTATTTACAGGAGCAGCGAAGAGGGCGAATATTATATATTTTTCTCTAAAGATACAATTTCTAAGGCATCTCAAATGTATTTGAAAAATGGTTATCAAAGAAACTCAACTTTAGAACACGATAAAACATTAAGTGGTTTAACACTTGTAGAATCTTGGTTGGTTGAGGATGAGATTCACGACAAGTCTAGAAAATATGGTTTGAACGTACCTGTTGGAACTTGGATGGGGTCTGTAAAAGTAGATAACGAAGACGTTTGGCAGGAATATGTTAAGACAAATAAGGTGAAAGGGTTTAGTATCGAGGGGTATTTTGCAGATAAAATGGAAGCACCAAAAGAAAATGTAAAAGAAGATATGTCTTTAGACGATGTTACTTTAAATAAAATAAAAAGCATTTTAAATGGCAACAAATAAAAAAAATAATTCAGAATTTATACCAAGCAGAACAAGTCCTACAAATAGTGGGAGAGCCTGTCTATGTTGGGACACGAATACTTATTCTAGGTCTTGTTGCGATGGCTCTATGAGGGCGCAAGGCATTGGTGTAATAACTAGAACAGACTAAAAACGCAAATATTTAAATTAAAATCGTTATATAATTATGAAATCAAATGAAATGATAAACCAAATTAAAACACTTCTAAACATTGAGGTAAAACTTGAAGAAATGAAGTTAGAAAATGGTACAGTTATTACTGCCGATTCTTTTGAAAAAGATAAGGAGGTATTTATTGTTACCGATGACGAAAAGGTGGCTATGCCTGTTGGAGAATATATTCTTGAAGATGGTAAACTATTAATCGTTACAGAAGAGGGGCTAATATCGGACGTAAAAGACGTTTCAGACGATGTACCTGCAGAAGAAAGTGAAGAGATTACTTCTGACCTAGAAGAGGAAAAAGAAGAGGACAAGGAAATGGCAGAAGATGGCGAAGCAGATGTTGCAGATTGGAAAGGAATGGAAAAACGAATCCAAAATTTAGAAGATGCTATTGCTGATTTAAAAGGCGATAAGGAATCTAAAATGGAAGATGTTGAAGAGCAGGAAATGGCAAATGAAACAAATGTTTTAAAGTCAAGAACTGTAAAAGAAGAGTTTTCAGAAGCATCAGCAAAACCAATAAAGCACAATCCTGAAACAGTATCAGACCAAAAGCAAAAGGTTGAGTTTAAGAAAAATAAAATGGGTGCAACTGCACTAGAAAGAGTATTAAGTAGGTTAAACAAATAAAAAAACAAATAAAATGAGTAAATTAAATCAAGTACAATTAGCGACTGCTACAAACATTACCACAACTTATGCCGGGGAATTTGCAGGAGAGTATATTGCCGCAGCATTATTATCTGCATCAACTATTGACGATGGCGGATTAACAGTAAAGGCAAACATCGCTTTCAAAGAAGTAATTAAGAAATTGGCAACAGGTGCTTTAGTAACTGCTGCAGGATGTGATTTTGCACCTAACAGTTCTGTTACATTAACAGAAAGAATTATTCAACCTGTCGAGTTGCAGGTAAATCTACAATTGTGTAAATATGACTTCGTAAACGACTGGGAGGCTCAGTCTATGGGATTTGGTTTAGGTCAAGTTTTACCTCCTAAGTTTTCTGACTTTATGATTGCACACGTTGCATCAGAAGTTGCACAGAATACTGAATTTTGTATATGGCAAGGAGATACTACGGCAGGAACAAACAATTCATTTGATGGTTTTGAGAAGTTAATTGCAGCATCAGCAGCAGCAGGAGATATTCCAGCAGGTCAGCAAGTAGCAGCAATCGCAGGTGGACTAAATGCAGCTAACATTATCGCAGAAATGTCTAAAGTAGTAGATGCTATTCCTGCATCGTTATATGGTAAAGAAGATTTATTTGTTTATGTAGGTTCAGCAGCAGCTAAATTTTACGTTCAGGCATTAGGTGGATTTGCAGCTAACGGATTAGGAGCGAATGGAACAAACGCACAAGGAACTCAATGGTGGAATAACGGAAGTTTAACTATTAATGGTGTTAAAGTATTTGTTTGTCCAGGAATGGGAGTAAATAAAATGTATTCAGCACAACGTAGCAACCTATATTTTGGAACAGGATTACTAAATGACACAAATGTTGTTAAGGTCCTAGATATGGCAGATTTGGATGCTTCAAACAATGTAAGAATGGTAATGAGGTTTACATCTACTGTTCAGTTTGGAATTTCTTCTGATATTGTTGAGTACGCTTAAAATTAATAATTAATCAATATAAAAGGGGTGGGTTCTGCCTATCCCTTTTTTTTATAAAACAAAATAAAAATTATGGCTTGTATTTTAACGACAGGACGAAAAGTTCCCTGTAAATCCGCTTTTGGCGGTATTAAAAAAGTGTTATTTGCCAACTTTGGTACAATAGCATCGGTCGCTATTGATAGCGGCACAAAAGAAGCAACAATTACGAATGGGTCTCCTGCACCTGTTTGGTTTGAATATGATGTAAAAGGAAGTTCATCTTTAGAAACTAGTGTAACATCTAGCAGGGAGAACGGAACAACATTTTATACGCAAACATTAAATTTAACATTAACATTTTTAGATGCTAAAACGCAATCTGAATTAGAATTGTTAGCAGTTTCAAGACCGTATGCGGTTGTAGTTGATTACTATGGAAACAGTTTCCTTTGTGGACTTGAAAATGGTATGGAATTGACAGGCGGGACAGTTGTTACAGGAGCAGCAGCAGGGGATTTAAGTGGTTTTACTTTGACGTTCGAGGGAATGGAAGAAACTGCACCTTTATTCCTAGATTCAACACCAACTCCATCAGCACTACAAATTGACCCAACTGCATAGGTTATAAAGTGTTTTTATATTTAAAAATTAAGCATCCTTTATTGGGTGCTTTTTTTTTTGTAAATTTACTTTTACAAATTATTAAAATTCTTACGTTATATAAGTAATGATTATACTTAATACATTAACTACGGCACAAACAATATCAGTAATTCCAAGAGAATATTCTGATTCGTTTACTATGACTGTCAGGGATGACAGTACCAATATTATTAAGCAATATGATATAACAAGTGCTACAACCTTGAATAATTACTTAAATTTTGACAATATATTTAATCCTGTCTTAGTTAAAAATCATTACTTTGACTTAAAACTTTATATTGATTATAATTTTTGGAATACAAATTATAGTTTTTGGAATGCTTATGAGGTTAAATGGAACACAGACGATGGTCAAAAGCTAGATATTTACAATGACAAAGTTTTTTGTACAGACCAAGACATAAACCAATTAAATAATAATGACTACTATCAATTAAATAAAGGTCAATATACTGAGTACAAAGGATTTGATAATACTTATACAGTACCATAAATATGGAAGATAAAAGACTAAGAAATACTAAAGGTCAATTTAAAAAAGCATCAAAAGTTTCGGAATTTGGATTTGTAAATTTAAGCACTTACACTAGTCCTGAAATAAAAGAAGTTAATGGCGAAGATTGGATTGAATATGGAGCAGATAACAACTATTTTCAGTACCTTATAGACAGGTACAATGGAAGTCCAACCAACAACGCTGCTATTAATGGAATTAGCCAAGCTATTTACGGAAAAGGTTTAAATGCAACCGATTCAAGTAGGAAACCAAACGAGTACGCTCAAATGATTTCTTTATTTAAAAAAAGTGTAGTACGAAAACTTTGCTATGATTTAAAACTAATGGGACAATGTGCGGTTCAAATAATCTACTCTAAAGATAGAAAGACTATCGCACAGATTGAGCATTTGCCTGTTGAGACTTTAAGAGCAGAGAAAGCTAATGAAGATGGAGACATTCCTGCTTATTATTATTTTAAAGATTGGGTAAATATTAAAAAATCTGATATTCCTTTAAGAATACCTGCCTATGGTATGTCAAAAGAGAATATAGAAATATATTATATAAAACCTTATAAATCAGGATTTTATTATTATTCACCTGTCGATTATCAAGGTGGTTTGCAGTATGCAGAACTAGAAGAAGAGGTATCTAATTATCACTTAAATAACATACTTAATGGTCTGGCACCTAGTATGTTAATCAACTTTAATAATGGAACACCTAATCAAGAGGAACGACAATTAATTGAAAATAGAATTAAAGAAAAGTTTTCAGGTAGTAGCAATGCAGGAAAATTTATTTTAGCCTTTAATGACAATAAAGAATCACAGGCAGAAATAACACCTGTACAATTAAGCGATGCGCATAATCAGTATCAATTTTTATCAGAGGAATCTCAATCAAAAATTCAGGTTGCTCATAGAATTGTAAGTCCTTTTTTATTAGGTATTAGAACTGCATCAGGATTTTCAAGTAATTCAGATGAAATTAAAACTGCATCTTTATTAATGGATAATACTGTTATTAGACCTTTTCAGGAACTTTTAATAGATTCCTTTGATGATATACTATCTTACAATAATATTGCTTTAAACCTTTACTTTACGACCTTACAACCGTTAGAATTTACAGAGCTAGATAGTTCAATACAAGATAAAGAAACTATTGAAGAGGAAACAGGTGTAGAAATGCAAAAATTTAATCTTAAAAAGATTGATGGCAAACAAGCATATCAAACAAAAGATGAAGCGGATGCAGCATCCAAAGAATTGGGTTGTAAAGGTTCTCACGAAATGGAAGTTGAAGGAGAGGTTTACTTTATGCCTTGTGAAAATCACGAAGAACTTAAAGCACCTTGTTGGGATGGTTACGAGCAGATAGGAATGAAAACCAAAGATGGAAAAGAAGTACCTAATTGCGTACCATTATCACGTGAAAAATTATGTTGCTCGAGTGAATCAAATGAAGAAGATGAAGAAGTTGCTGCTAAATTAATTGCTTTGGGCGAAGATATTGACGAAACTAAATGGGAAGCTATTTTCGAACAAGATGTAGAATACCAAAAAGAGGAAAATATTGATGGAATTATTACAGATTTAAATAACCAAGAAAAAGACAAATTATCTACTTTAAGCAAAATTGTAAATTTAGTAAGTACAGGAAGTGCTTACCCTAATAGTCCATCTGAACAAGACGAAAAAGTAGGCGAAAATTACTTTAAAGTGAGGTACTATTATAGCCCAAGAAAAGTAGGTGCAAATGCTCGAAAATTTTGTAGAGCAATGAAACAGGCTAATAAATTGTATCGTAAAAAAGATATTATAAAAATGGGTACTGAACCTGTAAACAAGGGATGGGGACCAAAAGGTAATTCTGCTACATATTCTATATGGTTGTACAAGGGCGGAGGTAACTGCCATCATTCGTGGAGACGAGTAACATATAAGAGTAAATTAGCTAAAACAAGTACTAAGGATGCACAGGATATAATCGGTACAAGACAGGCTGCTATTTTAGGATATAAAGTTACGAATCCTTACCAAGTTTCTATACAACCAAGAAATTTACCGAATAAAGGATTTTTACCTAATAACCCACAAGGATTTTAAAAGATAAAATTATGGCAACAGTATTATTTATCAATAGAACAGATTTAGTTCGGAACTCAATAATTGATGGAAACGTAGACACAGACAAATATATTCAATTTATTAAATTGGCACAGGAGATTCATATACAGAATTATATGGGTACAAAATTATACGAGGGATTGACCGCTGCTTTAATTGATGGAATTGATAAAGCTGCAAACGCAAGGTGGAAAACTTTATTAGACGACTATATTGTTAGTATGCTAATTTGGTTTTCTCAGGTAGATTATATCCCTTTTGCTAGTTATCAAATAAAAAATGGTGGAATGTTTAAACATCGGTCTGAAAATGCAGATTCGGTTAGTAAAGATGAAGTTGATTATTTAGTTGAAAAAGCACGTACAAATGCTGAATGGTACTCTAGAAGATTTAT